TTTCCCTGCAACTTTTGCTTTTGCTCCACCAACGTCAAGCGTGCCAGCTATTGTGACGTTGGTTGTGCCTGTCGGGATTTCGATAACGTCTGCATCAGCGTCATTCTTAATTGTTACGTCATTTGTTGAACCTTGCCCCGTAAGAATCAAACCTTCAGCGGCGGTATATCCCATTGCAGCATTATCACCAGCACTAGTATCACCATCAGCATTTAATGTTCCAGCCGTCAAGTCTCCAACAATATCAACGCTAGTACCACCTGTTGCAATAGTTAATACATCAGCATCTGCATCGTTCTTGATTGTTACATCGTTGGTCGAGCCTTGTCCTGTAAGAATTAAACCTTCAGCGGCAGTGTAACCTATTGCTGCGGCATCACCAGAGGACGTATCCCCATCAGGTATAAAACACGCTGCGGTAAGATCGCCAACTACGTCTACATTTGTACCGCCTGTTGCAATGGTTAATACATCTGCATCTGCATCATTTTTAATTGTTACGTCATTAGTTGACCCCTGACCTGTGAGAATTAATCCTTCAGCGGCAGTGTAGCCCATCGCGGCATTGTCGCCAGCAGCAGTGTCGCCATCTGCATTGACAGTAGAAGCTGTAACATCGCCTACTATATCAACGCTAGTCCCTCCTGTTGCGATTGTTAGTACGTCTGCATCTGCATCATTTTTAATTGTTACATCGTTTGTAGAACCTTGCCCTGTAAGAATTAGACCTTCAGCCGAGGTAAATCCTATCGCTGCATTGTCACCAGATGATGTGTCAGCAGTCGCCTCAAGCGTTGCTCCTGTAATAACACCAGAAGCCGTCAAGGTTGCTACGGTGGTAGTACCTGTCAAATCTAAGTCAACAAGCGCATCAACTACCGCTGCTCCAGAACCTGCCCCGTCAAGGTACACTGCCTTAACTGCTCCGTTACCAATATTAACCGTTGCACCAGAGCCTTGTTTGATTGTAATAATCTGAGAACCTGTTGTTGCGTTCTCAATAAACATTAGTCGAGACATTGTGTTTGGCGCAATAGTTAGCTCTCTGGTTGTAGAAAGCGTAGCCGACGATGTGACTTTAAAATAAATAGAACGGGCTGGATCTGTCGCTCCGTCAGCAACAGTTGTTGTTGCATTTGCGTCACTGCCAAAACAATCCTGTGTTCCGTAACTCAATGCCTCTGCAATTAGTTCCAGATTAGTGTTTGTTTCTGACCCCCACGTACCTGAAGAATCTCCTGTGGCGATCTCTTTTAATCTTAAATCATTTACATAAGTTGCCATGTTATAAACCTCATGCGGCTATGCCTGTTGGTGTTACTATATCTTGCCACGCTGGCGTTTGCGATGTATCGATTGGCCCCCAGACATTGACTGGTCTGATTGACCCGCTGGCTGATACGCCTGTAAGGCTAATTGTTACTGATATGCCTACAATTTCAGTGCCAATTGCACCAGTCGCTGAAACACCTGTTAAAGTTACATTTGCAGCCCCGCTTACTGTAACGCTACCTAAACCACTTGTACCTGCAACACCAGTGACATTTATATCATCAGGCGTTCCCCAGCCATCTGTTCCCCAACCAGCGCGGCCCCATCCCGTAATCGAAGACATCAGGCAATCCTGATAATTGCGTTACTCGCGTCTGCGGTAGGAAAGGTAATCGTAAAGTCACCTGCCGTTGCAGTCTTGTCTCCACCAAAATCCAACACACACACCGCTCGATCTGAATTGGTGTCATTATAGATTAGTGCGCCCCTAGCTGTAATCGTTACCGTAGAGAACGTCAGGTTAGCAAAATCGGTAAAACCTGTCGTACCACTAGAGTCTGGGTTAATGTTTGTTAAAGCTGCACCAGCGGCAGTATAGTTGGTTCCGCTTGCCTCATTGGAGGTCGTATAGGCTGTCGTACCCGCCCCCAGACTTGCAGAACTTGTGTACAAAGCCAATTTGAAGCTGTTGCCGCCACTTGCCAAAAAATTGTGTTTTGCTTCAAGCAACTCTTTCTTAAAGCTAGTACACATAGCCTGAGATATAGCCATTACAATCTCCTAATTATGTCTGCCATTTCTTTCTGTTGATTTTTTTCCAACATCGCTGTCAACGTGGTTCTGTCGCTTTTTATAGCCTCTACCATATAAAACAACACCGCTGTATAAACCTGATCTTTAAAAGCCTGTGCCTGTTCCTGAATTGCAGGATGGGAGTTACTGCCTACAGAAACAATCCTGTTGGTCGCCTTTTCTGCCCAGAACTCTACATCATGACCTTTGTGTTTGGTTGTCGAAACATCAACGATAGGTGTGTCAGGCAAGTTCATGCTAACTTCAAACATCAGGATCTAGACTTCCTGACAGTGCCTGACCTATAACTGTCTGTTGTGTTGTAACCCTCACCCAGCGACTCCAGTCTTTCTAGCGATTCATCATACTTAGCCTGATACAACTGCATCAAATCAGGGTCGCCTTTGAGAAATATATAGCCCTCAACAAGACACCCATAAAGAAGAGCATTTGCCGCATTTGTTCCTAACCAACTCGTTCCATCTGATGTCACTGTTATTGACAGGGGTTTATAAAAATAATGTAACTCGGTTGTAAAATCTGCGTTAGGCGTTGGGCCAAGTATAAACGTGGTGTCATCAAATAACGCATAATACTTTGGCACACCCGTTGTCGTACTCACTGGATACGCCTGTCTGATAAAGTTAACATCTTTGTTTAAAAGATACTCGTAACCACTGTTGTCAAGTGCTAAAGAATAACTTGCAAGAAAGTCATCTGGCGTATTGAGATACTCCTGATTAGCCGTTATCGAACCTGTGACATTTCTTCTAAAGTTAGGAAGCTGAACTGACTTCAGTATCCTTTCCTCAGCACGGACGATAATCAAAGGAAGCTCTGCAACGAATGTTTCTTCAGTCGTTTCCAGATAATCCTGAATAGACGCTTTTAATGTGGTGAATGTCCACGCCATATCACTTACTCTTTACGGCAGCTTTTTTTGCTGGTTTTTTCTTTGGCTTTGCTTTTGCAGCCGCCTTTTTGACTGGTTGCATTTCAGCAAGTTTTGCATCCGCTTCTGATTTGGTCATCGGGGCAAAAACGACAATGTCGTACTCACCGTATTCACCGATTTCACCGTTTGGGTATTTAGTGCCAATCTGATAGACAGGCTCTCCTGAAGCAAAATTACCGTTTTGAAACACTTCTAGCTTTGCCATAATCAATACCTTAGCTGATTGTTATTGTAACCCTTCCAACTTCACCAGTGATATCAAGACCCACCGTTCTGCTTCCAAGCTCTGTCACGCCACCGCCCACTGGATTAAACGCAAAAAACGACCTGCTTTCAACAAGCGATCTGTCTGGCCTTGGGTTTCTCAAGGACTGGTTGTCCGTCAGATGCAGTTTACCAAGCTGCAACTGGGGCTGATCTTGGTCAACAACGTCTCTACCAACCAGCAAACCAGTCGGTCTCTGGTTGAGTATTTGCGGAACCAGATCAGTTAACTTGTAACGAAAGCCTGTTCTGTCGCAAAAACCAAAAGCGTACTTGCCTTTTGTTCTGCTCAATTGGTGTAGCCTCCCGGAGATACAAAGAGCGAAGCCTTGTCCCTGTCAGAATCAGACGCGAGCTTAAACTGCTCCTCATACTCTGTTTTTAACATCGTTGATCTTGGATTAGCCTCTGCATATTTCAGCGAAACCTGATACGCTAACCCCGCAACAAGACAAGGCAAAAACCTTGATGGCACACTCATGGTATTTGATGCTGGTTTTCCAGCATCCTCAATGCGTCTCATATAATAATATTCAAAGGTGTACGTTTCCTGAGAATCAGGCACAGGCCACAAGTTAATAATAATCCCAGTCGCTGTCCTTTCGACAAAAAATTCAGTTGGCTTGCTTTGCGTTAATTTGTTGGATAACTGGGCGTACTGCGATACCGATATGCGGGTGAGAGACTGATCAAACTGACTGGTCACATTGCCGCTATTTGTCCTGACAAACGCCTCAACTATATCCAGTACGTCAGAATCTAACGTATAGGCTGAAGTACCGCCCGTAAGTGCCTGACTTTTGGACTGGACAGTCCACAGATTCAATCCCCTGTTCTGCCACTCTA